GAACCGTTTTGAGATTTAAACATAACACCAGCATATGGTTGTTGTGATATCGTTCTATTAGAACCTACTTGATTTTCACCTATTCTAGCAACCCAAGCATTGTAATCTTGCGAGTTAGCCAATACTACAAAACAATATTCTACGTTTTGTTGAATATAAACAGGACTAGGGAAAGTAAATGTAGTTGCTGATGAACTATCTGCACTTGTATTTACAGCACTAGGATTTAAGGTTACTTCACCAAAAGGTAATATTGTAGTTGAAGGATAACCGTTTACGACTTCCCTTAATTGCATTGTTATAGGAATATTTGCGTCTTTAGATTGGAAGAATAAATCAACTGAAGTTAAGAAAACTCCACCTGGGTCATCAACCAAGAATGTTTGTGCCAAAGGATCCCACCAACCTACTTGTCTTTCAGTTGTTCTTGTACTTGTTCTTTGTATGTTTCTTGTCTCTTCAATATTTGTTCTAACTCTTCTAGCTTCTCTTGTTGAGATAATAGTTTCTTGAACCGTATCTAAAGTACCTCTTGCTGTGTATTCTGTTTCACCAGCTGTGGATATTTGTGAGTTTCTATCATCTGTACTTGAAGCAGTTAATCTAAATGTTCTTGTACCTGTTCGCCATCTAGGATTTGAATTTATTTTAGGGTCAGGTATTTCAAAAGTACCTGATACTTCACCTTGAGCATTTGATATAATGTTACCACCTAAAGAACCACCTGTTGGTGTGATGTATTGATTAATTGCTTGTTCATCAAAGAAAGCAAATAATCTTGTATTAGGTTTAAATCTTTTACCTGTAAAGTTTACCGTTCTACCTCTAATGAAAGGTATAAATGCAACATTTAAAACTCTGTCACCTAATGACTCTCTAACAACTTGAGGAACTATCGCACTTCTAATACCTGTTCTAGTTTGATTTACTTCTTGAGCTGTTTCTATTTCTGTTCTTTCTAAAACTCTTCTTGGTACACCGAATCTAAATGTTTGTTCTCTAACTCTTGATATATTTCTGTTACCTGTTTCAACTGGCGCACCTGTCCACATATCTTGCCATTCATTCCAAACCGTACCTAATTCTATTGCCTCTAAATTAGGATTACCTAAATTTGCAACCATTGTATCAAAAGAGCCGTTTCTGTTTATAATTAAATCAGGTGCTCTTTCTGTTTCTTTCCACTCATCTCCTGGTGGGTCAAGGTCAATTGTTCCCATCCAAGTGAATACGTTGAATGGGTTTACGTTTATAAATTTACTTGCAAAAGGCTGGTCAACTAAAGTTGCCTCTGAATAAGGTAGTGTAATTAAATCACCAGTTTTTTGATAGTTAGAGGTTACTCTATCTTGTTCAGTAATCAAAGAACCATCAGCAAATCCTTTATCATCTGTTTCAATTAATTTTACTGCGTCCTCTTTAAATGTCGGTCTAACTTGACCTTGCGACATATCCATAGATACTTTGTAATCTAAATTACCTACATCACCTGTTCCGTGACCTGTAAAGTTATCTACTACAAATCCGTTTTTAAATCTGTCAAAACCATCTGCGTCTTGTATCTGTAAAGATTGAGCGTTTTGTTCTAATAGAGATAATTGAGTATAGTATTCAACATTTTCTAATCTCTTTTCAAGTTTACCAATGTCTCTCATTGTATATCTTCTATTATCTTGACTTTCTACTTCAACACTTTCTGTTGTTAAAGTATAAGGCGCTAATGATATAGTGTATAAATGCATTGCACTATCTAAACCTTTTGGAACCTGTGGGTCTAATGATGAAGCACCTTTAACAATTTTAAATTGGCCATCACTATCTAAAAAGACTTTATCAATTCTTGATAAGTAATATTCAAAATCTGTAGCAACATCTTCGCCAAATTTTACAACATCTACAACTGAAGCACCTGCACCATCAAAACTTCTATTTTGTGTACCTGCATTTATTGTTGAAGCGTCATCAACTCTTGGTCTGAAATCTAATGAGTCTCTTAACTGATAAGTTTTACCTGAAGTATCTGAAGTATATGCTGGTATATCTTCATAATTTACAACACCTGCATATGAGTCAACATCAAAGTAATCTCCTGAACCGTGAGTAAAGAAGTCAAAAGTTATTAATAATTGTCCAGTAGGAGCTAACGCACCAGTTTTTAATTTAATTCTACCTATGTCATAGAAGTTATCTCTTTGACCATTATCTAATTCAAATCTTTCTGTAATATCTGTATCTGAACTTGTAGCAGTCGTACTAAAGTCAGCAGCCATATGTACAGAGTCTAATTTAAATATGTCTGATTTACCTAATGATATTACACCACTTTGTATTTCAGATTGACTTGTTGCTTGTTTTGTAGAATTGTTTTGTAAAGTTTTTGTTTTTGAGTCTGCAATTGAACGATTTACCGTTGCAACTATTTTTAATTCAGCGTCTGCATATGCTGTACCAAAATCAAAGTCTAAAGTTTTACCTGTTGGAGAACCTGATAATGTAAATATTGGGTTACCATCTGCGTTATTACCTGTTAAACTTAATATGTTACCATTTGCACCTGTTGAAGCAGCTTTAATATCTCTAATTGAAACTATGTAATCACCCTCTGATAAACTTACAAAAGTTTCATTGTTACCTGCTGAAATCTGTCCTGTACCTGAAGATAAACTTATTGCAAATTGTCTTCTTACTTTAAAGTTTGTATCTGTTAGTCCAGAGTTTGAACTTGTTTTAAGAGTCTTGATTGCGTTGTAAGGCATTTTAAATACAGAAACATTTTTATTTGACTCTTGTAATTTTGCTCTTCGTCTAATTGCAATTGAAGATGATACTGCTGTGCCACCTATTGCTGAATCTAATTCTATGCTTGTATCTGAAATTATTGCGTCAACCGTTTTAGTAATAGAAGTACCTGCTGTATCACCAAAAACTATTTCATCACCAACTCTTAATTCTGTTGTAAATCTAGTACCAGAACCTATAACAACTGAACCTGAAGCTATATTTAAATTACCTGTTAGTGTAAAGTTTTCACCATATGTTGATGATAACGCCGTGTCTGCTGTGTATGTTGGTGTTCCTGGTTGACCAATTTGTTTTACACCTGCAAATTCAAAAGGTCTTGCACCTTTAAAACCAATTGTGTCTGATTGAATTACTGCTGTATTACCTGAAGTACCACCTGTGATTGTTGCACCACCTCTAAAAGCACCTTGAACGTTAGATAGAACTACAAGACCGTGTTGTACCGTACCACCTGTACCACCAGAGGTTACGTTCATCTTTGTTGTACCATCTGAAGAAAATAATTCAAAAGTAGCCGCACCAGGATTTCTTACCGTAAATACTCTCGCTGATGAATCTTGAGCAACTGAATCAATTGCCATACCACCAACACTTGATATTGTAACCTGTTGGCCTTCTTTAAAGTTATGGTTTGAAGCAGTTGTAACCACACCAGGATTTGCAACTGATATGTTTGTTATATTTAATGTTTCAACGTTTGAAATACTTTCTACGGTACCTGTTGCACCTGTTGTACCATCTGTAATTTTTTCGCCTTGCGTAAATGTTTGTGCTGTTCTTATATTTAAGTGTGTAAACATTTCTATATCAAATAAGAAATGTTTGAATATTGTATTTGTTAAAGCACTTGATGAAAAAGTAAATGCTACTGGCGAACCGGTTACGTATTCAAAACCTCTTGACTTAGCACGACCAATTGTATTTAAACTTGAAAGTAAACCATTGTTCTCTGTTCCTCTTACTGCTGATTTTTTAGAATATAAATTTACAGCTTTAAATGGTTCTACAACACCTGAAACAGAACCAATGTCTGGCGAACCAAAAACATTATTTACGAATACATAATTACCTACGTTAAATTTTGTACTAAAGTTATTTTCAGTATCAAAGTCTCTTGCCTTATCTACATCAACATAAGTTGTAGTTAGAGTTTCTATCTCATAACCTTTTACGTATGCTTTACCTGGAGATAAACCTAATGCAAGTTTAGCTTCGTCACCACCATTTGCACTTGCAAATATACCTCTATTATTACCTGATTGTAAGTGTTCTCTAATTTCTAAATCAAAGTTTCTTACAGAGTAATCACCTGATTCATCAAAAGTACGTCTAGCAAAAGTGTCCTCAATAACATTGTATTCAGTTGTTCTAACTTGGTTTTGTATGATACCTGCTTTTAGTCTTAACAATTCAACAAAGTTATTATCACTAGCAGAAGCTAAAGATAATTTTGTTAAAGTTAAATCTATTTTAAATCTGTGAGCACCTGGAGCGTTTGTGTTTGATACGCCTTGAGCATTATCATTTAAACTTGCGTCAGCGTTAGGTGTTATGAAAGACTCTGCAACTTGTAAACCAACTCTATAAGATGGTGTGTTTGAATACTTATCTAATATTAAAGTTTGTTCGGCTACTGATACGTGAAAACCATTTATATAATAAACACCTGCACCGATATAGGCAGCTGAACCTGTAAAACAATTTTCTACAACGGCAGAAACCGTGGTAACTTGCCCTTGTAAAGTTGTTGAAACTGAAATTGTTTCTGTTGCTGTAAATTTATCAGTAGAACTATCTGTACCTGAATCTACATATTTTACATATAAAGTATTAGGGTCTGTTCCGTCTGTAGCACTAGTATTAACAACTATTGCTTTTACACCTGAAGTTTGACCTGTTAATGTAAGGCCAACAAAATCTGTTAAGGTAACACCAACGTTTTGTGAATCTGTAAATGAAGTTAATTTTACTGAATAGTAATTTAAGTCATAACCAATTTCACCTGGAATGACCATAGCACCTTTTTCAAATAGATGGTCAGAAACCCTTTCTATTTGGTTTTGTAAAATAGTTTGTGATTGTGTTAACTCTCTCGCTTGTACGGCAAATGCTGGTCTGAAAAGTATTCTATGAAACTTTTTAGTTTCAGCAAAGTCATCATAATAGGGCGATAAGTTAAAATCAGTTGGACTTGGCATAGTCTGTTATCCCCTTAAAATTCTATAATCAACTTGATATTCTCTGTCTGGTCTGCCGCTCTCGTTATTGGTGCTCTGTTTTCTACATATAAAACATCACCTGAATCGTGGTCAATTTCTGGTACAGAATATCCCGAAGTTATTACAACGTTGTTTATGGTTGAACTATTACCTGTATCTGGTGTTCCGCTTGCGCCACCGGCACCTGTAACCACGTTTGCACCAGAAAAGGCAGTTTGATTACCATTTGAATCAACTCCTTCATTTGTGTGTCTAGTTTGTACGTAATACAATAATGCGTTAGTAGAGTCCCACTCTACAACTTTACCTACTGCACCAGTTGAAGCTTGAGTAATTTTTTCATCTACTGCAAAACTACCTGATACACCAGTTAATTTAATAACTTTTGTTGCTCTTAATGTTGTTGCTGTTGCCGCTGAACCACCTGATTTAGGGTCTCTAATTAAACATACTTTTCTAAAGTCGTTTGCAACTGAAACGTCACCAGAGTTTGCTGATTCTGTTCCTTCTAAACTTGTATTTGTCATTACAAAGAAAGCACCTAATTCTTGTACTGCGTTCTTACCGTGTCCGCCTTTTGGTGGAATAATTACATCTAATTCAGAACCAACTAAATTAGTTGCACCAGCAGCCACTATTTGAGCATTACTGATTGTTGCAAAAGTATAACCTGTTCCTGGTGTGGTTACTGAAACGGCCGTTACCGCTCCTGATGTTACCGTTACCGAAACTTTTCCGCCTGTACCATCACCTTTAATATCAATATTAGTATGTGTGCCATCTGTACCACCTGAACCAGCAGTTTTAATTTTTACTACATCAATCGCACCATCAACAGCATTTGAAGATACTGAAGCATTTGTAGAAACTGCCATAAAGTCAGTTGATAAAAAGTTTGATTGTTCAGAAGCAGACATTGTGTACATAAATTTCCATTTATAACCATCAGCAGTTGATAATACAATTGTGTCTGTTCCAGTAGGTTCTACCGTTGAGGCAGCATTGTTATTATTATCTAAACATTTGTAAACGTTTCTTGCTGAGTTAACTACATAAAAATTTGCGTCAAATAAATTAAATACACCACTATTAGCTGATTGTTGAGTTGTTGTGCCAGTAATTCTTTCGCCATAGTCGTGTCTGTAAATATCGTATGTTGTGCCAGTTATCCAGTTTCTTCTTGGTGCTACGAAAGCAACATCTGAACTGGTTACTCTTTTTACTGCTAATAAGTCATCATAAGTAAATGACTCTGCGTTTAAGTTATCCGCTGGTGTAATTGGTAAAACATCTGTACCTTGATTGTCTGTTCTACTATCACCTCTAGTAGCAGTTGAGAAAGGTATTGACCTACCAATACCTAGATAATATACATTTCCTGCAGCTTCAGAGAAAGACTCTGCAAATTGCTCGGAATTGTGTATTCTAAACTTGTTTGTTATAATTGCTGGCATATTTCTTTTTCCTTAATCAATATTTATAAGACTTCTCTCTATGTTATATTAATTGTTCCGTTCATTGCTCCGTGGTTTGTACATTGATAATATAGTGTCGCCGGTGTATCCATTGATACGTGAAATATTATTGCACCTGAATTGGCTGCATTATTGGTAACACCTGTATTATACGCTGTTCCGCCTGTACCTGTTGTTGATTGTATTCTGAATGGGTGTGAACCACCAGAGTTATTAATAAAATAGTAAGTATTTCCTTTTTTCAAGTGTAAATCAGGATTATTACCTGAAGTTGAAGGGAAACCTGCACCTGTAAATAGATAACCACTTGAACCACTTGCTGTTACCAGTATTTGAGAAACTGGTGTTGTTGCCTGTACCCAACTTGAGCCATTGTAAACTAAAGTGTGTCCTGCAACTGGTGATGAATTGGTTACATCTGATAAATCGTCTAAAGCACTTGCACCACCACCTGCTATCGTAATAGTTTTTGTTGCACCTGTGCCTGAAGCGACTACGCCTGCACCTACGAAATTTAGTGTTGTTGCGTCTGTTGATAAGGCACTACCCTCATCTTGTACCGTTAATGATGAACCACTACCACCTGGAATATTAATAGTTTTTGTTGCGCCACTTCCTGAAGCGGTTACACCTGAACCTGTAAAGTTTAATGTTGTAGCAGCCGTTGATAAACCACTACCCTCATCTTGAATTGTAAGAGAAGAACCACCTGATTCTGCGTTTGGTTCAAAACGTGAATTACCTGAATTCCATTTTAATATATAACCATCAGCAATACCTGTTAAGGTTACGTCTGTATGTCTTGATACTGAATCGTTCTCTGTTAATATTCTAATCCAACCTGAAGTAGAAGCAACATATGGTACTAGATTTGTTTCTTCAAGACCAAACATACCTGAATAGTTTGAATAATCTGGTAAACTTGCAAAGTTAGAAAAGTTATGTCTTACTTTTGAACCTGAACCAGTTTGGTCAATTGTTCCTGAACCAGAAAGTGATGATGTACCTGTTAAGTTAAAATTACTTGCAGCTGCTAATGATTGACCTAGTGAAACACTTGAACCACCAATTTGCACCGTTGAGTTAGCTAAATTTGCATTTGAAATACCTGCCGTACCTGATAAGTCAGAGTTTGTTAAGTTTGATACGTTTAGAGTTACCGTATTTCCAGTAACCGTTGATGATACAGAACCAGTACCTATAATAGATAAAGTCTCTCCTAAATTTACAACATCTGTTGTTGATGTATTATCTCTAATTGTAATACCAGAGTTAACTAGTGAGGAGTTAGCAATGTTTGTTATTGAGTTTAGAGAAGAGTTTATTGATTTGTTAGTTAATGTTTCTGAGCCATCTGTTGATACAAAAGAAGTACCACTTAATGCTGTATTGAATTCTGATAATGTGCCTGAAATTGTGTTATTTGCAAGATTGATTGTTTTGTTTGTAAGAGTTGCCGAAGCATTTGCTGTTAATACTGAAGCATTAACTTTAATTTGAAACTTACCTGAAGATACTGCTGTGTCAATACCTAGACCACCCTCAATCGTAAATGGTTGACCTATGTTTGCTCTTAAAACCGTAGATGAGTCATCTGCAAAATCAATGTATGGTTTTAAGTTAGTACCATCACCGAAGTTTGTATATATTTCATTGAAGTTATTATTGACGATAGTACCACCGGTTCGTAGGTTTGAACCTGTTCCGTCATTTGGTGAACTTCCTAAATTTATTGTACTTTTTGGCATATTTTAAATCTCTCTACTATTTATAATCATTTTTAAGGCGTTGTGTCGTCAAACGTAGCAGTTGTTTGGCTGAAGTTGGTAATTGTGTTTGAGAAGTCATTTTTGTTAGTTGCTATCGTAGCTGGTATTGTAAAGTTTGTTTTCAAGTCTCTACCAAATTCGTTAGATGTTGCAATAAAAACTGCTGGTTGACCGTCTAATCCTGTTCTTGTTCCTATAATCTTAATATCGTTAAATGTCTGTACATTGAAACCTGCACCTGTGAATATTGTTTGAATATTCTTGTCTAAAAATCTATATCTTGGACCTGCGTATGCGTGGCCTTGTTTTACATTATGAGTTATATCACCTGGTCCTGGTATCAATCTTCTAACTCTACTTAAATAATTAATTTCTAATGGTGCTCTTCTTAAAGTTAATTCTCTAGTACCTGAAGTAAAGTGGTCGTGAGTTTGTGGGTCATTATCTATTGAGCCACTTGTTAATGCGTCTGTTCTCAATGACGTACCATCATCTGTTGTTCCTAATCTTCTACCAAATATTGTAGAGAATAGAGTATTTACTAATCTCATAAATGGACTATCAGAAACACCTGATACAGAACCAATTACTGGAGATTGTGTTCTAGCATTTAATTCAGTTGCAATATTAACTTGACCTGTAAAATAAAAACCAGCTGTATGCATAGTTTTTTTAAATGAGTCTCGCCAAGCATTAATAGATTGACCAACTTTAATTACATAAGAAAAATCTTGATAGTATAAACTATCTTGTACTCTCATTGTACTTTCAGAAAGTTTACCATCTTCATTAATAAATTCACCATCTGTATCTGTTATAGGTACAACATCAACCGTTGCACTAGCAATATTAAATTTTTTAACTTTAGCAGTACCACCTGTTTGTGATGTAATTGTATCATTTATATTAATAGTACCGACAACATCTTTTAATTTTAATATATTTCTATCTGTATCTATACTATCAATATTACCTGAAGCAGAGCCTGAAGTTGTAAAAGTATCGCCTGCTACAAAATTACCTGTGATATCTATTACTAATAAATTTTGAAAGAAACTTAATGTTGGTGCTGGCGAAGTCTCATATCTTTTTCCGTGTTCAACGGTTCTCAAACCATTTACTTTTCCTATGCCATTACCAAAAGCTCTTATCTTTGCACCAGTACCATTCGTACTTGATATTGATAAAACAGGTGTTGTTTGATATCCATTACCACCATTTGATAAAAATAAATCTGTAATATCTCCATTACCTGTGGCTGTTTCTTGAACTATAACATCACCGGCATATCTATCACCTTCTTGCGTAAATTCTTCTAATACAACTCTGTCACCTGAATCATCTTCGTTTGCAATACCACCATTTACAACTCTTACAAAACCAGCCGCATTTGCACCTAGTGTTCCTGTATTATTAAAATTAATTACATCACCTATTGCAAAATTAGAACCAACATCATCTATAATTAATTCTTCAACTTGTCCTGTTCCTATATCTGAAATTTGAAATAATGCACCGATACCACCACCATCTACTTTTACCGTGTCATCAATTTTATATAATGCACCAGTATTTGTAAGTGTTTTTGTTCCTGGTATTCCTGTAATATCTGCCTTGATAAAGAAGTCATCTGTATCACTTGTTGTTCCTGATACTTCTTCACCTACTTGAAAATCACCTACAACACTTTCTTGGTTTACAATTAATTCTGTTACCGTTTCATCACCAATTTGAAAACGTGATAAGTTTTCAATTATGGCAGTTGCTTTTGAATCTTTACCTGTGATTGTTCTACCAATTAAACCTTCGGTGTTTCCTACTCTTTCAATAATTCTTAAAATTTTTAAAGAGTCATATTTACCACTTGATGTTTTTAATAGTTGTTCTCTAGGATAAATTGTTTCTGAACTTTCATTAAATAACAATCTAAAAAATAATTCGTGACCTGCAGCCGTACCTTTTGCCTTATATAATGATTTTACATTTTTGATTAGGTTTCTTTTACTAACTTCATTATCTAATACTTCAGGTAAAGTTGCTAAAAATTCATTTCTAAAATTATTTAAAAAAGATTCAATCGCTTTATCGGGGTCTCTGAAGTTTACAAGGTCTGAAATATTTTGAACTGGTTGTGGTCTGTAATTAACTATTGTAGCAGAAGCTTTTGAGTCTTGTCCTTCAATAATTTCATTTGTAATAAATTTATCATTAGCAGATATTATTAATCTACCATTTGTTAAGTCTTCAGTTAAAACACTTGCTGTTGCACCTGAAGTTAAACCTTTTACTATTTCACCTACGGTAAATTTACCATAAGTAGTTTCTTCTAATAATATTTTATCGTTTTCATCAAGAGGTGTTTTTGCACTACCTATTCTTGTTGCGTCAAATACAATATTATTTTCTTGACCTGTTTCAGTCTCAATTAAAACACCAACGGTGTTTTGTACATCTTTAACTTTTAATTCTGCTGATTCTAATAATTGATAATAGACTTTAAGAAACTCGGCAAACTTTGGGTGTTCAGATACAACGAACTCTGGAAGTTGATTGTTAAGTATCGTTGAGATTTTTTCATTAAACTTTGCCATTAATCATTAATAACTTGATGATGTTGTGTAACCTACACCTGCCTCAGCAGAACCACCAACAAAACTATCCTCTTCTACACTAATTAAAGAATTTGCTACATCTATTTCTACAATCTGGTCTCTTACTGGTACAACATCATTAGAAGCAGGTACCACGGTGATTTCAATAATTGTTGAAGCCGCACCTCTGATATTAGATATTGAAGCAATGTTTAAAGAATTTAAAGTTACCTGACCTGTTGCATAATCAATTGTACCTTGCGTGTTGTTTGCATAAGTTTTAACACCTGATACTAGGAAAAATCTTCTTACATTTCCATTACCATCATCATCTAAAAATTGTTCAGCGTCTGAACCTGTAACCTTAAAACCAGTTGAAGATAAAATACCACCTGAAGCCATATTGTGACCTGAATGTGGATTATATAATGCATTTCTAAAATATACATTATAAGCGGCCGAAGCTGCAATTGAAGGAGAGAAAGATTTTCTAATTTTTAAAGTTGTTATATTAGATAAAATACTTGCGTCTGTATCATCAATTAGTCCTGTAATTTTAGAATGTCTGAATACACTATCAAATTTTTGTAGTGTGCCAGTATTGTAATTAGTTATTGTAGATATAATATCTGCTCTTAAAGTATCTTTAGATTTAGTTGTTGCTTTTGCGTCATACTTAGCATTTGTAGTTAATAAAACTGAAGTTATTTCCGGGTCAACTATTTCAGGTTTTACTGAAGCAACGTTAAATGGTTTTAGTCCGTTTACTATATCTAATTTTGTTTGGTCTGTTAATGTAGAACCAGAACCTGGTTTAATTGCTATCTTAACAATACCATATCTTGGCGTTTCATCATCTTCACCACCCCAAGCACTTACTGATAATGCATTAGGGTAAATATTTTTTACAAGTGTTTCGTAATCTGTTGTAGTTACCGCTCTGTCTTGAGCCGCAAAATTTAAAGGCGCATTAAATTTAACTGATTCATTATCTTCAGCTTCTGAACCACCTTGAGAACTAGAATTAGTTGTTATGGTAACATCTGTAAAACCACCAACACTACCTTGTAAAGAAAATTTATTTGCACCATTTGAATCTGTTTTGTTTGTTACCACATATTCTAAAATTACAACGTTACCGTTTTCTAATTTTTTACCGGTAACACCATCACCAAAATAAACTTCAAATTTACCGTCTCTTTGTTCTTGTATGAAATATACTTTTGTATCTTTATCTAAACCTGTATAACCAGTTGATAAAGAATAGGCAGCTAATGTTGTATCTTCGGCAGAATTTTGTACTGATACTTTTAATGTTGAAGTATCTGCGTTTGCATTTGGTATAATAAACTTTTGGTCAACATCTGTCTCATCAACCGTATATTTAAATTTAACTAAAGTACCTTCAAATATAGATACGTTTGAAAAAGTAAAAACACCATCTTTTGGTGTAGTTGTAATATCATCATTTGTAATATATTGATAAGTTGTATCGTTTACGCTTGTGGAAAAAGTTGTACCTTTTGCCATAGTGATAGAAGTACCTGAGCCGTTATTAACAACAACATTTATTGCAGCTCTTGGTGCTCTTGGTGATGATGGTGTATAACCAATCATCTTTGCCAAAGATACAATGTTGTTTCTAATATCGGCACTATCTAGGTATAATTCGTTTGTTGACATATTGGCCAGATAGGCCATATAGTGAGTATTGTAAGATAATATATCTAATAGTATTGAAAGACCAGAACCTTCAAAATCATAATCTTGAAATTGAGTTTGACTTTGTAAAAATGATTTTAAATTTTGTTTTATATTAATAAAATCTAAATCTGATACCGTTAATTTTGCCATATTATCTTAACCTTTGTAAAAACGTGCTGACCGTTTGTGGTCCTGGTACACCAACTATATAAAAACTTATATCTACTACTAATCTATTATTATCTTGGTCATCATCTACATTTACACTTGTCAAATCAACTCTAGGCTCATAATTCTTTAAGACTTCAGTTATCTTATTTTGTAAGAATACTTTTGTCATAGGTGTAAAATTTTCAAACAATAATTCTCTTACACCACAACCTAATATTGGTTGAAATGGTCTCTCATAAAAATTAGTCTGTACTAGATTTTTTACTGCCCTTTTTATAGCAATTACATCTTCTACTGCAACGACATCACTAGTTACCAAGTTTCTTTCAAAGTTTAAGTCTATATCACTAAACTTTCTAATGTTTCTTTTAGAATTACTTTTAAATGCCGAGTCGTATTGTGCCATAACGCTAATATTTATATACTTTTACTAGCCGTTTGCGAAAACATTTGGCGAACCACTTATCATATTGCCTGCGTCTGCACTATCACCTATTCTACCAACCTTAATACCTACTACAAACACGTTAGGCGAACCTGCATTTATGAATGCTACGTGGTCAGGACAAGGTGGTGCTGGTGGATTAGGGTGTGATACGGTTGGGTCGCCTACTCTTGCAACTAATATGTTATTTGCAAAAACGGTACCTTGACTTGGTGTGTCAAGTGTGGTTACACTAGTACATATGTGACCAGTTGTTAAACTATCACCTTTTCTAACGATTGCTGGCATATCTACTTTTTTCTTTTGCTTCTCTAGCTGCTTTTAGCGCCAATCTCTTTTTCTCTAATATTGCAGCTTCTCTAATTTTTCTACCAATTGGTATATTGATATAATGGCACATTTGTTTGCCTTTTTTACTAATATATTCAACTGCAATGGTTGATTCTTTAAAATCGCCTTGTACAGACATTGTAGCCTTCTTCAAACTCATTGCTTCTTTTTCTTTTTCATCGCCTTTTTCATTCCAAAACTTAAATATTCTCATTTTTGCCATTTTTTGCTCACTTTTTTTAAAATTGTTAAAATATGCAACGAAAATGAGCGTAAATTTTTTCGTCTTTCAACATTTTTAGCGCTGATTCGCTCTCATAAGAGAAAGACTCGCACTTTTCTTGTATTTTTGCACAGGAAACGCACAAAAAGAACGTAACCAGAACAAAAAAAGTTAAAAATCGTTGAAAATAAACGCTTTTTTTCGTCATTTTTCGCTTTTTTTCGCTTGCTTTTACTATTTAGTCGTGATAAGATGGACAAGTAAAATGAGAAAGGACACAAACACTATGAATACTATGTTTAAAAATGTAGATATTAAAAAACACGCTAATTTAATCAATAAAGTTGATTCTAAACTTGCTGAGATTAACTCTTTAACAAAAGAAGTTTATCCTAACAAAAATTTAGATGACGTTTTAGAGAAAGTTTTAGATAAAATTGAGTCCAACGATAACCAACAATAACAGAGAGAGAAAAACACTATGATAAAAACTATAATTTCTGCTACCTTGATATTTTTAGGTATTGCAATGATGGCTGGTTCTGCTGGCGATTGTGATGGTAAATGTGTAG